TCTAAGACTGAAGCGCATATTTGAAGTTCTAAAACTTCAGTTGCTGATAGTTTTGTGGTTTTCTTATTTGTTATTGCAGCTACCTGTTTTAGTAATTCGTGGCTCATTTCGTTAATTTCTCAATTTGTCGGTTACTGGCCTGCTCGGTGCGCCAGGCATCAAACCTCATTTGTGCGCTCATCATGCGCCATTTAAGCAACTCGGCTTGCTCAGTTGCTGCCCCAATTGCATCACAATGGGTTTGATACTTTGGGTGAGCATAAGCCTCTCGCTCTTGACCTCCAATGCTAGTTTCGCCCGATTCTTTCATTAAGATAGCTTTAAGGCTTGACTTAAACGCCTCTAATTGTGCCAGTTCACCCTTTGCTTTAGCATATGCTGGCGCATTGTCCCAAATGTATTCAATTGCTGGGTGTGGGCTGTATTCACTCATGCCGTTCCCCAATGTCATAGAACCAATCGTCACCTACTGCCCATTTGCGTGACCCGTCAACAGTCCAGATGTGGCGTGATGCTTGGAAATCAGGAAAGTCCGTCTTAGCCGGTATTAACGACTGGTCGTACCAAAGGCAACGGTTATTAGGCTGCGCTGCAAACTGACCATTATCTAGCCGAATAAAATTAAATGATTTGTGTTCTTCAGCGACTTCAGTAAATCCTGTATCTACATCCATCCCGTCAGCACAAAAGTCTACGGTAAACAAGTATTTGCCAAAGTGCCATTCTTTGTCTTTACCTAAAAATTTGACCCCAAGATTACGCAAACCAATTTTTTCATGCACGGTAAACCTGTAACCCATGCAATCCCATAGTTGCAGAATGTCAAAATCTAAATCGCCATGTTTAGTATTCCAAACGTAGGCTTGGATAGGTAATTTGTCGTACAAAGCACCGTACCGTGGCAACAGGCTTTCAATGCGAAACACTTGCCCACGGATTGCTTTGATGCTTACCCAAATGGCAGGCTCAATCTCACCGTGACCTTTCTCAAAGTTGTACAGATACTCTCGCCGCACAAAACACTTAATTGGCGGTAAGTTGCCGATTATGTAACTCATGAGTTTACCTCGATTAACTTCATGCCATATTCATTTATTTGATTAGGTATTACAAGATTGGGTTTTTTTATAAGTTTGTTGCGTCGAAATTTTCTATAGTCAACTTGATGATGCCATCTACCAAATTTCCAAATAACTCTTGCAACGTCTGGATGCCAATCTGCCAATACTTGTGATTTTTCCAATGTCCCGTTTTTATACAGTTCATCTGTATTGCCGCCCTTCAACCGCTGCGTTGATACTTTGCCAGCAAGAAACGCATTAAATTGAATTGTGCAATAACCATCTTTTAAAACACGCAATGACAAATCTGTATCTTCGTTGTACTTACCACGCCATCTGTGAGGTATGTCGTTTTGAATCAAAATACAAGAATAAATACGGGTATTTAAAACAAAAGGTGGAACATTGTCAGAGGCTTTACAAAACATATAATAATTAAAACCTGATATTGGTACGTTTTCATAACGATCAATAAAATCTTCTGCCGCTTTAAAAATTGCACCAGTTAAAGCAATTGGTTTGATGTTCCTGTTAAGACGATGAAAGTTCTCAATATTGTCATCGAGTATCCAATGTTTGAGTGCGCCAATGCTTATTGAATGTTCCCAAACCCAATTTCTTGCAGGAATTGAGCCTTGACCAAGATTGCTAAAAGGTAAAACAAGTATTTTTTTTGGATCAATTACAGCTGCGTAATTATCATATTCCTGCGGTTCTATAACGATGTGATACGGTACATTCATGCGTTCTAATGCCTTGCTAGTCAATCGTGTATCCCATCTTCCTTTTGAAATGATGTACACAGGGTAATCAGGATTCATCCACATACCTTTTGTTTGAATGGATACCACGCACCAATGCAGGAAACCATGCAGCTTTAGTTTTAGGCGTTAAAGGTTGATTTAAAACCTTTGCTAATGCCTCCAAATCTTCTTGATTTCTTACACGCACAATGATTTTTGCGTACCCATCTTGTTTTTCTTGCACAAACTCAGGCATATCAACCCATTCACTCCAAATAGGGTGTTGAGCATCTTCAAATTCGATGGTTTGTTGTGTTGTTTCTTTTGCGTATGGCATCAGATTAAGTCCATTTGTTTTGGCATAACTTTCCATTCTCGTTCTGCTCGACCTGACTTGCTTTGCACGTTGCGCCCAGTTAGCAGTATTTCATGGTTGCGTTGTAGCTCACTAAGCCGCCTAGCGACTTGGTTGCCATCGAGTCCCGTAATCGTGGCTATACCGTCTTTCCCCATTGCCCCATACCTGACTAAGGCTTGAATGATGATCGTGGCGTGTTGAGCCGCTAGAGCCTTCGCAGAGTCAGCTGCCACCCAACTGGTTGACGGATCGGTGTTGCGAGCGACTTGGTTCATAGCATCACCAATGATAAAAGTGGAAAGAAACCAAACACTAACGCCAAGCCGATTAGTCCAATTACCCACGCAACTGGCGGTATGCGGTCATCAGATCGTTTGTAATCACGCATTTGGCGAGTCGTGCGACCTGTCCAATTAGGTTCGCTCATGTCTGTGCCGTAAGGCCAGTTACGCTTATTCATCGCTGCCCTCCTCGTTAGCGGTGACGGTTTCAATGTGGTTAACGTCAATAAAATGTGTGTACATTGGCACAGCACACATCAACACCTCGTCACGATCAATCTTAATGTACGGTTCGCCATTGCTATCTGTTTTTACGCCATCAGCAAATTGATCCATAAGCTCTGCAATCTTTTTGTCGGTCAGCTCACGGCTAAGTTCACGCATCAGCTGGCGTTTACCTTCGTCTGTCATTTGAATGTATGAGTATTTCATGGCTTACCCCTTAAACCCATGTTGTTTAAGAATTTGATTTTCTTCTGGGGTAGCCAAACAAACAGCCATTGGGTGTCTTGTTAAATACTTTTGCAATCTTGCTCGTGCTTCATCTGATGGGTATGCTAAAAAATTACGAATCAATTTGCTCATTTTATGTACCTTTATCGTGGTGTGTATGGCTAATTGCCATGACTAATATTAAGCTATCTAAACAGTAATTTCATAGGTGTTTACCCTAGTTTTTGTAATTATTTTTGATTTATTTGGATTTTTACAACAAAACGCCCCATTTACGGGGCGGTCGATGGAACAAGGAGTGAACAACACCGACAATTTATTATAAGTTGTTTTTACGCTTGTAGAACGCAAGTAAATACTGAAAGCAATCCCATGCAGAGGCTAGATCATCCTCTGAATGTTCAATTAGTTTCACATCACCTTCAGCAGTAAAAAACACATTGGCGCATCTGGCTGTTGGTTTGCCAAGGCCGACACGGTAAGCCGCCAGTTGCATCAGTTGTTCGTGATATGGCACAACCTTGTCGAGCTTGTCTTTGCTCTTAAAGTCGATCACGATGTTTTCAGCAATCAAATCAACTTTGCCGCCAAACCCTTCATACGCAAATGAGCGTTCTGCCTCCCAAGTCTGGTCATGCCCAAAGTGGATTCTGATTGACGCATCAACCTGATTAACATAAACAGGGTAATCGTCTTGTTCGCCACGGTAAAAACGCTCAAGCACCCCATGCATTTGAGTGCCACGATCCATAGCGTCACGGCCCGTACTCTTGCTGTCAGACATTACCCGTTCTAGCCAGTTTTCCTCTGTTTCGCCAGCAATGCGTGGCAACGTCAAAGCCGCTAGTAATACTTGTTGTTGCAGCCAGTTGGATAAGCCAGGCTTGGCAACCAATCCCAACACGGTTGTCACGCTAGGCTTTAATCCAAGTTCTCGTGCGTCACGAACCGTTGTGTTGCGTTCTTTGCCGTTCTTGCCAATGATCTTATACGCTGGTGAACCGTCAGCTGCGTACCAATGGCCTGATTCTGAGTCTGCTGATTTAATAATCATTTTTGCACCTGTTTAGCTAATGTTTTAAGCATCTCGATTGCATCCTGTAGGTCTTGCATGGCTCTAGCGTCTAAAACCATGCCTTCGTACCATTGCTGCAATCGCCAAGAAATAAGTATTGCCTCCTCCGTCTGAGTCATCAGAACGGCACATCGTCGATCATTTCATCAAGAGGCACAACAATCCCCTCTTTGATTGACCTGTAAGCGTCAGACTTGGGTTTGGCAGGCGCAGCTGGTGCATCTTCAGCCGTCCGACCACCAAGCATTTGCATTTGGTCAGCAACGACTTCTGTTGTGTACTGATCCACGCCATCTTTGTTTTGCCACTTGCGAGTAGTCATACGACCCGCTATAAAGACCTGTGAGCCTTTTTTTAGGTAGTCGGCACATATTCCTGCCAACTTGCCAAAGGCTGTGATCCTGACCCATTCTGTTGTTTCTTTCGTTGCGGTCTTATAACCAACCGCAATTGAGAAATTACAAATTGCATTACTGTCAGCGGTGTAACGTACTTCAGGGTCTTTGCCCAAGCGCCCAATAAACTCGCAGCGGTTAAGATCGTTTGCCATTATTGGTTCTCCCAGTTTGCTTTGATTCCGTCATACATTGCTTTTAAGACGGGCTGTTGTTCTTTCAGGCATTGTGTCCAAGCCAGTCTAAATATGTCCTTCAGGCTTTCGTAACTGACCGCTGCCGCCATTTGGTCAACTGTTGCATCCATATCTATGCCTTTGGGTTTTTCAACCTTTGGTGGCGCTGATTTAACGGCAGATTCACCATCATCGTCAGCCGACGCAACGCACATGGCGGTTTGGATTGAGTACCTCTTTGCGTAGCTCAAAGCTGAACCGAAACCCTGACTGTCGTGTTTGCTTGCAGGCACAAACAGTTTGCCAAATGACATTTCTTGACCTGATTCGTGAATAATCACGGTTTCCACACAAACACCACCTTCGGCATCGTGTGTCTTTTGTACAACGGCTAATCCGTTTGCAGACAAATGCGGTCTAACAGCGTCGATGACTGATGCCAGACTTGAGTATGCAGATTTAAAATGGGGATTTTTACTATCTTTGGCTGCGTGTGACATTGCTGCCTGCGCCGTGACTAATGCTTTTGCTAGTTCTTTCATTTATGCACCTGTATGTTGTCCTGACGGGTATGTCAGTAGATAGATATTAAGGTATCTAAACAGATAAGTCAACACATACAAAACCTCATCTGTTAAGCTATCTAACATGAATACAACAGAAATCATCCAAACATTAGGTGGCACATTTGCTGTAGCCAAGCTTTGCCGTGTCAGTCCACCAGCTGTGTCGCAATGGCGCAACAATGGTTTGCCTGGTGACAAGCTAGTGTTACTGGCCACCGAGCTTGAAAAGAAATCAGCAGGCAAATGGTCAAGAAAAGAAATTCCTAACTGGTCACAAATTTGGCCTGACTTACGATAGACTGATTAAGCCTTTAGCAAGCAGAAACTCATCAATGATAAGGGTCGTGTTTCACTAGCCTAGCTTCAGGGCTTGACACATCGGAAAGACGGTGGCAGAATTGCATTGTTGTCTTGGCAGACGATGTAAGCCGTTTTAGTGTGTATTTTGATTCTCTTGCGCCTTGAAGCCGATAGAGAATGTCCCGAAAGGGTCTGCCAACAAAATACACTCTAAAACGGCTTTTTTATTTGTCTTTTGATAACCGTCAGAGAGCGTTATCTAATACGGTTAAATCGCCGGTACTCAAGAAAGATTGGCTGGTCTACACCCGACTGCAAGCCACGTAGCCTTAAATGGGGACTACACAAGATTAGAGAACACGGTGGGACAAGACTCTAAATCGATTGAACATTAACTCCGGTAGGATTGGTATTGTTCTGTTATAAAACAATATGGATCGAGTTGGACTGCGTAGGGAAACTACACGCTATCCACCCTTGGGAATACTATTGTCCAAATAATAAAAGTACGGGTAATCACTAAGATAAATACCTCTTGTGCATTGTGTTTAGATGGCTTAATGTGATGCTTTTATGGAGAACATATGTCAACAGAACAAAAGATATTGCGGTATTGCATTGAGCCTAAAACAACAGTTGATATTGCTGATTACTGTGGCCTTGAAAAGATCAGCATTTACACTCAACTTGCCAAACTTCAGCGCAACAACAAGATTGAGAAACGTGGGGATGGTAGGCGTGGCTCACCTTGTGTTTATGTCACTATTCGACAAGCACCGACTGCTACACAATCCTCAGACAATTACGAAAACCTCGTTGTTAAACACGCTCACAACCCGTTTGGACTGCGTTTATGAACAAGGCCGACTATATCCATCTGTTTAAAGAGGCTTGCGGTGGTCGCTGCAACGCTGAATTTAATCCTTGTGCCTTTCGCCAGGCTGCTGACAATCTAGCTAAATTAAAACCTATAGGGTTCATTGGGGATAAAGGTGTGTTGATTAACAATACGACCCTTCCGCATCTATATACAGCTCTGTATGCTTTAGACAAGGATCAGCCATGACACCTGACAACATTCTGCGCTACCTAGAACACGGGTATGTGATGAAACCTGAAGAACAAATTGAGGCCGCTGAGTACATAAGAAATTTGCAAGAATCTAACAAATCACTGCGGGAGGGATTGATTGAGTTTGCCGATCAAATCTTTGCTTTGCGCCGCCAGTTAAACCAAAAGGATAATCATGGGGAAAATTGACTTAATCATTGATGCGCTACTGGTAGCACCACCGTCTGTGTGGTCTAAAAGAATGGATGAAGCTCTATTTGTTGCCCGTGAGTTGAAAGCAGAGCTAGAATCAAATGCAACAGAGATTGAACGTTTACGCAGAGATGCGCTACGCTATCGTTGGCTGAACAAATACACATCGCAGTTATTCATGGTGACTGAACCTCAAATGAATTTTGAAGTTGATCGTGCCATGTCTGGAGGTGTGAAATGACAATCTGGGATTGGATGTTTGTGTTTTACTTGTCTGCCGCAATCACGGTTGGTGGCATGATCTTCATGTATCGCACTAGACGCAAGCCGCCGACATATCCCAAAGATTGGATTTGTGATGGTTGCGGTCAAGTGTCTAGCGAGCTGCGACAAGGAATGTGTGCGTATTGCACTAATTTCTACAAACCTACGGAACATTGCCGCCAACGGGGTAAGTAGCCCCGACTGGTGCTTGTGTAAACGCAGTCTCTCCACTTACAACATGGTTGCCAGTCCAAGGTGACTCCATGACTGGCCCGTAGCAACTAGCTAGCGTCACGCCATTAACTTGCTTAGTTTGCTTAGTACACAGAAATGACCACATATTTGACATACCTGTGGTTGGCGTGTCACCCACTTTAAATGAGCGAAACACCGCAGGCTGAACCGACCAATCCGGTGCTTGTGGATAGGCAGTCAATGGTGGCACACCAAACAGACTCCATACTTTACCCTTTGGTGCGTCACACGATCCTTGCATCAGCGTCATGTTCGCCACAGCATCGCCAGTAAGCACAGGACAGACCGCTACGCCCTCTTTAAACGTCTTGCCTGCCACAGATATAGACTTGCCCGTCAAAGTCGTTGGCGAGGCTGCACACAAAGCGTATTCGCCTTTGCAGATGGCAATCTGTGCTTGCGCTGTAGAAAATAGAGCTAAAACCCAAAACAAGATAACGGTACTGACTACAGTAAGCGTTTTCATCATGTCACCTATTTAATCAATTCAAAATGTGGGCTATCGGATTCGCCATGTTCGTGAATTGTTGCATCCATGTCCCAATTGCCGCCCCAGCGCAGCGTCACGCCAATCTCTTTAGCTGCCGTAAACATGGTGTTGGCAAGTTGGTCAAAGCGAGGTAAGTCATCCCAATCAATCGGGTAAGGTGCAAGGTCTACAGCGTGACCGTAGCCATCTGCCTGAATGCCGTGTGTGCCTGATGTTTGAACCCAAGTCACAATCGCACCAGGCTTAGTTCGCCCTTGCGCCCACAATTCATCTTGTCGAGCTTGCGAGCGCACACCTTCCAAAACCGTAAAGTCTATTGCGCTCAACTCCAACGCACGATGGACAACAGCAACCAGTTTAGGATGTACGCCTTTAAGGTTATTAAGTGAGCGTTCAGAAAAGGCAAACATTATTTCTTTTGTGCGTAGAAAAGGGTGCGATCACCGAACAAATAAAAACCCACAGCAGACGCAAAATTATTGACCGCAGGGTTTTCTTGTCCGGTCAGCATCATGAACGACCATGTACCCAACACAATAGCCCCGACAGCAGGGCGCATCAGCCTTACAACCGCTTCAACCCACGGGTAGGTAGTACCGCCCCCACCTGCGTTATTCATCGCCTGAAACATCGCTAAATCGGTCTGTCTCATTTGCGTGTACTCACCAATATTTGTAGGCTTGTATACGTCGGTTTGAATGAATCGACCAATCAGGCTTTTACCCAAGTCGACAGCCAAGGGGCCGAGTGCTGCGAGAATGGTTATCGGGTCGATGATTTCACCTGTCTTGTTTAGAGTCGAGTTTGTCAAATATCTTGCCAAGCATTTCTTTTAGCTCTTTGATGCCGTCTTTCCAATCGTCTTTCTTAACGTAATTGTCAGAAATCGTTAGCTCTAATCTACTAATGTCGCTTTTAAGTTTTTGGACAGCATCCCACAGCTGACGGGCAAACCAACCGCCGACTGCAATCAATGATCCTATGCCTATGTTGATTACGTTTTGCCAATCCATTAGCGTTTCTTTTGCAAAGAGGTTAAAACTTCAGAAATAGGTCGTAAACTTTCTTGTCCTTTCCTAGCCGCACTACGAGCCGCAGCACGTTCTAATTTACCTGCAGCAACACTTCTACCATACGCCGCACCAAAAGGCGCAGCCGCAGCCCCTACAGCACCGCCGCCACCCATTCCATATGCAATACCACCGCCAATTGCACCGCCCAATGCTTGAGTTGTGCCGCTAATTAACGGATTATCGTACATATTTTTAAACTGGATTGCAGCACCTTTGTAGCCGTTATCCATACGCAAAAAGTGTCCACCGTCATTCAAGACAGTCAACGACCTAGCCATCAAGGGATCACCAGTTAGGATACGCAAAGAACGGTTGTTATCCCTAAGATACTTGCTGACCGCAGGTGCGTTCCAAAACTCGCCTTTGCCGCCAACCTCTGCAATTCGATTTGCGAATTGTGACTTAATTTCAGCAATAGCCTTTTGAGCTTGTGGCTGCAATTCAGGTGGCATATCTTGCAAAACTTTAACCAAATGCGCCTGCTGATCCGGTGTCATCTTTTCAACAGCTTTCGGAATATCAGGGAAGGCCGTAGAACGATTGATAGGGGTCTTAGGATCGTAATCCATGATCTTAGACACGCCAACTGGATCTTCTAGCAAGTTTGCCATCTTGGTACGAATACCACGGGCTGACTCATAAATGTCAGTACCAGCAACTTTAGTTACATCGTTATCAATTGAATCGGTCAACTTGTGAATGATTCTTGATCGGTCAGGATTCCAGTTAGAGTTAATGTATTGTCTGAGCAATTCAGACTGATCGACAGTCATTTGTTTAATACTGCCGTCTTTATTAACTAAACCCTGCTCAGTCAAATGCGACTTAATGCCGTTTCGCAAAGATTTAAAACTGTCGTTAACAACAAAGTTAGAGTTTGTGTTTAGAAACTTTTGAAATGTGTCCGGTGCTACAGCTGGCGCACCTTGTGCGACTTCACCCGCTGCTTGATACGCACCACGCATTTGCTCGGTCAACAACGTTTTAAACGCATCAAACGGTTGTGCAATGGCTTGACCACGGTTGTACAAAGCATTTTCATCTAATCCAACGCTGCCGCCTGTTTTCTCAACGATACCGTTTGCGTAGTTTCGCAACGCCTGTTGTTCGGTCGCTATCTGTTGATTAAACAAATCTCTGTTCGGGCCACTAGTCTTTGCCGTAACGTATTCGTCAGCAGTCTTAAACCCATCGCCTGTTTTAGTACCATCACGAATAGTAGGTACGCCAAGCTCTTTAACCGTCTCAACACGGTATAGCTGTTCATCAATTGGCAGCGTACCCGTCTTAGCGTACATTGGCTCAACAAAAGGATTGTCAATTGTTGGTCGTGGCGTAGTCGTTGAGTCAGGCGCAATGCGCTCTTGCAATGGGCTAGTGATAAATGGCGTGTCTTTAGGTACGTCAGGCGTGGGCTTTATGTACGACACCTCAATGCCTGGTGCTTTTGACACAACCAGTTCACCCGCAGGCGTAGCCATTGGCACTTCTGGCATAGCCGCAGCCGCTACAGGTGCTACTGGTGCTTCAGGTGTAACCGCTGCAACCGTTTCAGGCGTAACCGCACCTTCTGGGGTCATCGTAGGCTCAATGCGTGGCTGTCTAGCTTTCAATGATGCTGCATATTGGTCTTGCATTTGCGTAACGGCAGGGCTTACGCCACGACCCGCTAACGCTCGACCAGCTGCTGTGCCGCCGCCAGCAACTAGCGTACCCATCATGTTTTGAATGTCAGCAACAGGGTATCCGGTTTCTTGAGCAATGTACTCAGCACCCTTACCCATGTTTGTGCCAATAAACTCCATGAGTTGACGAGACGCTTCGCCTTTGTACTGTGGCAAATTAGACACGCCTAATGTCTTGCCAAACGGGTCTACAAAGGGCGCAGCAGCCGCTTGTGATGTTTGTGTAGCTTGTTCAGGTGTTGCACCAAATGCTCGTGATCCTGCGTATGTAACAGGTTCAATAATGCCAGGTGCTAGACCGCCCAAAGTTACATCTAAAAATGACGCAGCAGGCGCAATTGCACGTTGTACAGCGTTACCTTGCGGTGCTGGCTGCGGTGCTGGTGCTTGCGGTGCAGCTGATGGTTGAAACGGGATTTGAGCAAACTGTGATTGTGCTTGCTGTGGTGTTAGTGGTGCAACAGGTGGTCGTTGCAAGCCTTCTAAAAATTGCAATGCGGAATCAAAGCCCGTTGCACTTTCTTCTTTTGGCTTTTTTGACCCTGAGAGAAAATCTATTGCGCTTTGAAATTCCATCATAACTGTCCGGTTGTGCTTAACTTTTGCAAGTTACGCAATTTCTGAGCCATTTCAGATTTCTGCTTATCATTTAAGCCGCCAAACAATTTAACTCTTGCAGCTTGGCGTTGTTCAGGACTCATCGAGCTGTTTTCAATGTTAACCAATTCAAACAATCTTGAATCAGCATTTTTAGACCATTGCTGACGGTAATCATTTAAGTTAGCAGCACCAAACTTGCGAGAGAATTCCTGTGCGCCACGGGCTTGCATATCTAAGTTTGTCATGTCTGACATTGCTCGCCTTGCAATATCTTTCAAAATAACTGGTGGGTATGTTTCATCACCGTTAGCCATCTTTGTTAATTGCTGACCCGCAACGGTATCCATTGACCCGCCTGCCGCAGTGATGTTTGAAATCGCAACGTTAGCCAAGTCTTTGTTAAGTTGTTTTAGCGTAATGCCTGTTTCTGTACCAAAGAATTCGTTAAGTTTTCGTGCGCCTGCGCCTAAAAATCCTGCGTTATCAACTTTGAATCCAAGCAAACTAAGATTCTTTTCAACCTTGTCTGCTTCAGAAATTACTTCTTCAAGATTTCTACGGTTAGTGACTAAATTGCCTTGATTCTTTATCAACGAATTGCGATATAAATTACCTGCCGCTTCGTCTGCAACTTCTGAAGCCAACACTTGTCGAGCTTCGCCTGCCTTGCGAACCGGATACGATAATTTAAAGCCTGCGCCTGTTGATACAGGTTGTGACATTTGATCGGCACTTACGCCTGTTTGTGGTGGTAACGGTGCGCCTTGTGTTGCTGGCGGTGGTGTAACAGGGAAAGGCTGCGCCGTGCCAAGTGTTTTATCAATTGGCTTGTTCATAGGATCGTATTCTTGCGGCATGGCTTTCATGTCAACAACTTGACCTGACGCATCACGCACCGCAGCATCAAATACGACCTTACCGCTTGCATCAACAATCTGACCGTTATCACCAAAGAATGTGCCAGGCTTGCCCGTAGGCATACCTTTTGCAAACATATCGCCGCTTGGCGTTTGCGGCATAACTTGTTGTGATGGTGGTTCTGTTGGTTGCGTTGTAGGTTGTCCGGTAAATGGTGCAGGAGAACCAGAAGCCGTGCTTGGCCCAGACCCCGCAGGCGCAATAGGCGCAGTCCGTAATGTACCTGTGCCGCCTTGGAATGTTGCAGGTGCGCCGCCAGCTTCGGTAAGTTGTGGTGTTTGCAATGCTTGTTGGCCTTGTGCGCCCAGACCGCCTTGAATCACGTTTTTAAGAGTCTGCAAAAACCCACCAGGGTTAGACACTAAGTTAGTAATCAAAGGTGCTGTGTTCGCCTCTACTATGTGCGCTGGGATACCTTGAGCAAGCATCCGTGCTTTTGCTTGCAAGATCGTATTCATTGCAGCCATAGGATTTTTGCCTGCGTTGATGATTGCATCATCGTTTGCAAGACCGCCTGCAATATTTAACGCTAACTGTGATTGCTCGTTATTTAACTTAAAAATTGAGCTTTCTGCGCCAGTAGTGGCTTGTGATGCCATACCTTTAGCAGTTTCAATTGCATAAGGCAAGGTTTCAGTTTCACGTTGTAGACCGACAGCAGATCGCCCCAAATTCATAATCTCTGTCATTGGAGTAATAATATTGGTTTGCGGCATTGGTCTTACTTGCAGCGCAATGGTGTTATCAGCCATGATTGTCCTTTATGCTACTGTGTAGGTAGGCGAGCCGCCCACCATAATGCTGCTGCCCCCGCCCACAGGCAATCCAGTTGGACTAGCCCCGCTTATTGGTGTTGATCCTGTTTGTGGCGCATATGGCCCTATTTGTAACGCTTTCTGAATTGCAGGTGATTGCAAGTAAGAATATTGCGTACCAAGCTGTCCAAGATTGCCTAACGCACCAGCGTAAATATTGGCTTGACCAACATCACCCGCGGCCTGTGCTTGTGCTTGTCCTGTGATGCCTTGCGCCTGCGCTGTACCCATGCCTGTTGCTAAGTTAGCAATGTTTGCGCCTGTTCCTTGGTTAAAACTAGCCATTGTCTGACCAAAACCAAGTTGCTGATTACCAATCATTTGATCGTAACCTAGACCTGTATTAGCCATTGCTGTGCCATACCCAAGACCCGTTTGCGCCCCAAGAGTTTCGTAACCTAACCCTGTTTGTGCGCCTAATTGACCGTAGCCTAGACCTGTTTGTGCGCCAAGTTGACCGTAACCTAACCCTGTTTGTGCAGATTGCCCCGTAGCTGTTTGACCAATCCCCGCAATACCTGCAAGACGGTTATAAATGTTTTGTTGTTGACCTGTAAAACGGTTGTAAGCGTTTTGATACCCCGTGTTGGCATAATCTTCGGCAAACTTAGTAGCTGCTCGATCAATGTTAGAGCCGCCGCCCCCGACGTTCATGCCTTGACGGATTGCGCCAAGACCTTGTTGCTTCATAAACTCGTAGCCAGGATCTAGGTTTGCTTTAAACTGCTCTGGCCCAAAAGTTTGTTGAAAATACGGCAGTTGCTGACTAATCGCACCAACGCCTTGTTGCCCCACTTGCATATAGGGTTGAAACGTTTGAGCCGCCTCGCCACGTTGTTCGCCAATTGTTGCTAAAGCGTCTGAACGTTGAGCGTTAATTACGTTTAAAGCAGCGTCTTTTGATCCGTAAATGCGAGCCAATGCGTCGGTACGTTGATCGACAAGCGTTTGAATAGCAGAAGCTCTATCCCGCTGACCACGGTTAATAGCATCAGTTTGAGCGTTTTGCAGCTCAATAATCTGCTGCGCCCGCATCTTTTGCATATCTTCAATTTGTTGCGATGCAATGCGTTGTTGTGCTGCTGCCGCATTTGCTGCTGCGTTAGCTTGAGTTTTAGACGCAGATTTAGACGCTTGACCACCGATAACAGAACCGAGTAGGTTAGCCCCAGCTGACGCAGCAATTGCAGTTGTTGGATCACGCAATTCACGGTATGCTGCGCCACCCGTCGGATCGCCGACTGGATGTTCGCTAGACATTGCCCGTGTTTGTTTTCGGCTGAGATAAACTTTAAACATAATGACTCCCGTCACACTTCAATAAGATTTTATCGCTATCTTGCCCAGATTCAACAAATCCAAGCCGTTTACAGAAATTTAAACCGTTTATATTGTCTTTTTTTACCGTTGTAACCACAAAACCATGCTTTTCAAACAATGGCTTTAATACCGCCTTAATATTGCCCCGAATACTTGCCGTGGGCTTTTCAGCAAATCCAACATGAATTTCATTGCCTTTGACCATTACCCCACCAAATAACTTGCCTCGCTGTATTACAGGGATTATTTCCCATTCTTTTACCGCTTCACTAAACTCATCAAATCCAAATGGCAATCTATTTTCTACAGATTTATAGATCATAAATAGTGCGCTCATACGCTGATATTGTTAATTACCGTCATAATGATTGCTGGTATTGCAGGAACTGGTGCAGCCGCTGCCGATGCGGGCATAATGCAACCCGTATCTTCCGCAGACCACATTAGCTCAAAATAACTATTAGCCGACAAGTTATAAACAAAGTTCCATGCCGCAACAGTCGCAGCATTTGAGCCAGATAATGTAACTTCTGTTGCTGAGTTAGTTACATCAACATCATTAATACGAGGCCATATATAAAGGCTTTTAGCAGTTGCACTTGTTTTATCAAGTTGGCAAGAAAACTGAAAGTTGTACACACCATCAGCCGATACCGTTAATCTTGATTGCTTAGTTGCTGAAATCGTTGTGCTTAAAACAGTTTGTGATTTATCTAACGTATAAGTACCAACACCGCCCGATCCAGATACAAACGCAACAATCCGAGTTCCAACAGTCACGCCTGTTCCGCTAATGACTTGTCCAATCGACAATGTGCCGCTTGTGACCGCTGTGACAGTCAACACAAATAGTGCAATGCTGCCCGTTACCACCGCAGCAGTCGTTGCAACTGTCACGCCATTGCTCAAGTCTGTTGTATCAAAATTAAGTGGATACGCCGTATTGATGATGCCAACGGTTTCAGTTGTTGTATTGTAAAACGTGCCATATTTAGGATTCTTCCAACTAGGCACACCCGTTGAAGTCATCGCTAAATAGGAGTTGGCTGTTGGCTTCGCTAATTTAGACAAAGTGTTTGCAGCAGACGCATACAAAATATCGCCAGTAGCGTAACTGGTTAGTCCTGTGCCACCGTAGACCGTGCCGATTGTTGTGGCGTTCCATGTACCAACAGTCAGCGTTCCAACGCCTGTGATGCCTGTATACGAGCCTGAGATACGAGCCGATGCAATCGTGCCGCTGGTAATCTGACTTGCAGCAATTGCAATCGCTACTGATCCCGCAACCGTCAATTGACCTTGAGCGTTTACAGTTAAAGTCGTAACAGACGATGCAGAACCGTAAGAGCCAGCCGTGACACCTGTGTTTGTAATTCTAGGCGTAATTGACCCAGCAGCGTTTGTAATCGTTAACCCAGTACCCGCCGTTAATGTGCTTAAAGTGTAATCCGTACCATTACCGATCAATAATTGACCATTTGTAGGGATTGTCGATAAACCTGTTCCCCCGTACTGAACATCTAACGGCAAATCCAAAACTACATTTGAAACATTAAGAGTAGCAGCCGTAAGTGTTTGAACGTCAGGGTTTTGCAGCCATTGCGTCCATTCTCTTGCAGGTCTGCCCATAGGATCTAAAAATGGGCTTTGCGGAAAGATAATATTAGCCATTAGTTGTCACCACTAGAGGCTTTTAAATTAGCACTCACAATCACAGCCTTAACCGGATCAGTCACCACAACTTCAAAGATTCGATCTCGTGCGTAACCTAATCTGCGCCACATTGCACGATTCTTATATGCGCCAATCTGTCCAATGCTTGTCCAATGCTCGTTTGAATAAGTCGATCCACCGTCATTTGACCAACGCAACATAGCTTGTGGGTCAACGCCAGAGGTAAATATTCCTGTTCCGACAATAGCAACGCCAGCAACCGCTACCCCTGCAATTGCCGCATAGGGATTTATATTATTTACTAAACCAACGCCAGGCTGAAACTGAATCTGTAATTCGTGAAAATAAAACCTTTGCAAGTCAGATACTAAATGTGGGCAACGCCGCACTCGACGAATTGTGTTGCCGTTATCTGTGTAAACCTCTAGGTTAACTTCGTAAATTGACCCGTTTTCATAGTCACCAACAAGGTTTTCACCATTAAAGAAAGCACCGCAATTAGCCCTGTGACGATGAAACTCACCGTTTTCCCAAGACAGCCACTTGTGCCAGAGCTTAGTTGAATAATCAAAAACCCACGTTAAGTCAGCAGTTGGAAATGTAACAACGTACATTTCATGTCCCATGAGCTGCTGCGTAAAGGCTATAGCGTCTCCAACGTAAACATCTTGCAAAGTATTTTCAACCGCATGAGTTGATAGTCGAATGTACTGATAACCTTGAATCATGCCAATCGTGGCAGTCCCTCGATCATCACGACCAACAAACATAATTGATTCGTCAAATCGAGCTACTGAAAACGGTGCAGCAACGCCGTGTTGCATCATTGCGCCGCTAATTCTTTGAAACGGAAAAGTTGTAATCGACGGTATTGTGCCGCCAACGTCTACCCATGTTTCCGTAGTCTTTTCGCCAAGCAAATAAACTTGTCGATGATCGCAAATCAAACTAACAATAGGATCAGGTGCGCCATTTTTTGATCCGTATAACGCCGCAGTAGATAATCGAGAATCTAAGTCTGTGTTTGCCCAGTTTTGTGTGCCTGGTTGATTGTAGACAACGTACCCATCAATTGTGTCGCAAATCGTAGCCCCTTGCCATGCCCCGTCTGTGGCTGGTAAAATCGCAAACGTATTAGTTGCTGCAATCCATGTATATCTGTTTACACCGTCGACAAGATAAGCCGTAAGTCCACTACCCGTCATTATGTTGTCGGTAATGGATACGGGATTTGTGGTTGTGGTAAGCGTACCGATTAAAGTAGCCTGCCAAGATGTATTGATTGAATAAACATTTGCACCTGCAACTGCAATTAAATACTGTCCACCAGATAATGCTCGCATCCCTCGAACTGGTGCATTTGCTAACTGTGTTCGTTGAACAAGCCCCGCCGTAGGATACAAGGCAATAACGCCTCGTTCCTCTTTTGGCTTCATTGGGTCAATTTCAGGAAAAAAGTTAATACATTCCTGTGCATCTTGATAGATACTAGGTGCTTCGTAGCTTGGCCCAACAAACCCAAAATCAGGCATTTCGACCCCTTATGCGCTTACAACTTTAATCACAGCGAATCGAATCACAACAGCTTCAGCAAGTGCGCCAGCAGTCCAATTGCTTACATTAATTGATGCTGACCCAGCCGCCGTGGAAGCATTAAATATATATGCCCCTAATGTGCCGCCTGATATATGGTTCATTACGATAATATCGCCAGCCTCAATTGTGCTGTTTGTTAGCGTAAACGAAACAACTGTTGCCGCCGAAAGACTAGCAGCATCCATCGTAATCTGACCGTTTGACTTATCTAACGTGACACCCGTTGATTTGCTACTTGATTGAACAACAGCACCGCCTGAACCTGTGGCGTAGCCTTGTTTACCTGCGCCAGTAATGGTTTGGTTGCCAGTAGTATTTAAACTAGTACCAGTTGCAGCACCCAATACTGGCGTAACCATCACCATAGAAGTACTAGTACACGCTGAGATATTGCCTGATGCAACCGTGCCTAAAACAGGTGCTGTCAATGTTGGCGTTGTAATTGTTGGTGCGGTAGCAAACACCGCTGAACCCGTGCCAGTTTCATCTGTTAACGCAGCTCGCAAGTTTGCACTTGATGGAGTTGTTAGAAAGGTAGCAACACCTGTACCTAGACCTGAAACCCCCGACGCTACAGGCAAACCTGTGCAGTTAGTCAACGTTCCAGACGCAGGTGTTCCTAACGTTGGCGTAACAAGTTGCACGTTATTGGTTTGAAATATACCGTTGTAAACAACGTTATTTGCATCGTTTAACCAAGGTGCTTCAATGACGGTTACGCCATCAACAAATGTTGTAGTAGTCATTTCAATCCTTAATAAAATCCGCCACTTAATATCCAACCAGCATCTTTAGCCTTGCCCGTTATCAATACATCATCGTATCGGGCAACAGGTGCAGGCTTCATATTAGTGCGTTTGAGCGTTGCTTTAGATTGTGCCGACAAAGCGTTAATCATTGCAATCTGAGTGGTATTGGTCTTTCCGTACATTGGCATGAGCCGTTCCGCTAGACACCAACGTAGACACATATTAAAGCCAGGAGGCAAGTTAATCGTGTTGGTCAACGTCATAAACTTGGCAAACTGTGTATCGCAAAATAAGTGCAACTCACCCTGACTTGGGTTAGGCCATACAAAGATGTTGCCTAGCAGCTCTGTTGGTTGGTAATAAATTGCTTTAGGCCACGGGCCTGACAACGTTTTCAATCCAATCATCTCGTACTGGTCAATCCCCAAAACCGCAACGGGATAATCTAAACCCCCGTTAATGATTGGCACACCATTAGAGTTTGTGTTGATTCTGACAAACGCAGAGTTAATGCTTGTAGGACGTTGATAATAAGCGTTTATAGACGTACTAGCCGCCGTTTGCGATAGGCTGACTGTGTAAGTACCAATCTCGTTAACGTTGCCGCCTGCGCCCGTTAAAAAGCCCGTGATCGTTGTGCCTGCTGTAATCCCTGTGCCGCTTAATGTCTGCCCGACAGCAATCGCACCCGACGCAATAGCTGTCACGGTCAAAGTCGTACCGGAAATAGAACCTGTAAAGATTGCGCCGACCTGACCGCCTGGGCCAATCGTGTACTGAGTCTGCCCAGACACTACCGGAAAGATGATCTCAGTCTGGTAATACACCATCATGTTTTCATTTGACCATTGATCCAATAGATCATTGAGCATTTCGAAAGCATCTTGTGTTGCGTCAGCAGTAGGAGTTTCACCCGCTTCAAGTGCGCCAATATCTTTAAGCGACCTTGAAATAATATCTAATGGCGTTGTCATTTTAAGCCCGTAAATTTAATAATGAGCAAAGCAATTGTTGTGACAATGATTGGTAGTCCAAAATCTAATATGCTTTTTATATCCCACCCACGGGATTCAAACCCACCGTACCAAGGCATATTCGCTCGTTTACCATCGTAGAACTTTTGAATTACCCGATACTCTGCTTGAGCGTGTTCTCGGCCCACAAAAAACGCAGATCCAAAACAAGCACCCGCAAACCAATTGCCTGTGAGCAAACCAATGATTGCCATGAATAGAAGAGCGTATGCGGGATGTTCAAGGTTTTTCATAATGCGCCTATTTTGAAAACGCTTGAACTTCAGCGTTAATGATTCGTTGAGGCCAATATCGCAAAGTCTGAATGTTTCCATTTAGATAATTTGTACCGTCAGAGCCTAAAAGTGCCTGTGTGACTGTTGGAATCGTTGCCGAGGTGTCTGTAACCGCAGCACCACCGTTTACAGCAGCTGCACAATTATCTGTGTTCCATGCCGCACCAAGGTTGTAAGCTGTGTTTGCAGAGATAGTGCCAGCGTCAATTTGCGCTTGTGGTGAACCACCATTAACAATTACCAGCTCAGGGTTTGTTGTGTTACCACGCAAAGCAATCACTTCATCAGCAGTCGCATCGTCAAATTGCAAAGCAGGCCGAGTGCCTGAAACGGTAGAAGGCAACACACGAACAACTACGCCGCCAGCACCTGCGATGTACCAATCACTAAAGTTTGTCCCCGTTATTGTTGCTACGTCAGCGTTACGGGTGACAGCAACCGTGCTGGTTTTAATAACGCTTGTAGCAAATTCGCCTTGCTCTAGTTGTGGCAAACCAATACGCAATGTAACGTCAACCGCAACACCTGATGTGATTGATAGGCGTACCGCGCTATAAATAAATGCGGTTGTTACACCTGTTAAAGTTGTTGAAAAAGATGATCTGGTTAAAACCCCAGTTGCTCCGATGTTTGTACCATTTTTATTAGCGACTAAAGTACCAACGGCGCTACGTTCACTAATAACATGAAGAACAGCAGTAATGTTTGTTAAGCTACCTCCGACAACAGCAAGGTAAAACGAACTTGTCCATGTTTGGCCAATCAAAGCCGCTACTGTTGTAGTGCCAACAAATAAAATATTTGGATTTGTCGCCGTAGTTGTCCCCGATAATTTAATGTCGATATATTGAACACCATTTACAGTATCTACTGCCACAATTTCTTGAGTAAGCCCTTGAGGAATTAGACTCCAGTTTGTAGGTATCGTTCCTGGCGTACCAACAACAGCACCTTGCATTGTATTGTTGGGCAAGCCATTTGTTCTTGCTTCTTCTACCAATAAACCCGCTATACCTGTTGAATAATTAATTCGTTGCGTGTCAGCAGAAGCATCTTGCAAAACGCCATTTAAATCTACATAAGTAGCCACGCCAGCACGATCAACATCAACGCCTGATTGGGGCGAACCTGTTGTCCAGTCAAGCGTAAACCTTGGTAAGACCCGTTCAGTTGCTGTTAATCCAAATGAAGGAGTAATCATTTTAATACCTCAAACAAACGAACAAACCAATGTTTTTTTGGTTTGTAATCTTCACGACAATCTTCTGGTCGAATGTTGAAAGAGTCTAAGATCATGTTAATCCTTTATCAATCCAATTCCTCAATTTGCAAGAACGTAACGCCCGTTGATGGACTATCCTCATTCACCACCGAACCAGATCCAGAGCCAAACTGACGCACTTGCAATCGCACTATTGCTCCACTTGGCGCAGCAATTTGTGGCAGTATCCGTTCAAGTTGCAATACATCAGTATCTCCCGATGTCAGCGTCCTAAGAACAGTCGTGTTAAGCACATCAATGCCGTCGACCGTAAGCCTCGCTCGATATAAATTAGTGTCATTTACTGTAAGGGTAATTGCAAAATTAATGCGTATTAGCCCTCCACGAAATTTAATATTGGAAGCTGAAAGTATTGTGGTATTTACTTCAGGTACAAGGGTGATAAATGCTGCCAAGGATTCCGCAACAATTACCGGAGCAAATGGTAGCGTCCGGTTGTCCAAGATGGATGTGCCACCTTCTCCTACAAGAGATTCAAAATTATTATCTGGTTGTATGGTTACGCTATCAACCCCAGCATCAATCTGGATTCCAACACCCCCTGCTGATCTTCGTGTAAATTGATTTGCTAAAAAATTAGAGTATCCTTTTGTTACTTGAACGGCAACCGAAGCATCTCGAAATAAACAGTTTCTAATTGACATAGCTGGAACAGAAAACGCATCAATAGCCGCTGGGCCTACAGTTTCATCTCCGTCACCTTGCACAATAGGTGTGTAACTACCGTGTCCAGGGCGTGAGGCAGTAGCAAGAAAAGTGCAACCATCGACTGTGACACCTCCCATCAACTTATCTCCAGTTGAGAAAATCTTAGATGGAGTCCCCGCCACAGCGCCTGGGTTATCAAAATGAGTTGCTGTGATAGTAGTAGCCCCAGCGTTACGAATATCTATACCTTTGTTAAACACGCTTGAGCGAACATCTGTATTAATACACGCACCGCTAAAAAATTTGTCAACATTGCTTGATGCGTTATCACCAATCCGCAAAGCTGTGCCTGATCCAGAAACCCCAGCCCACCTGCATTGCTCAAACAACACCGTTTTTTGGTTGATAACCCATACATCTGCTTGAGCCGTATCTATTGAATTAAATTCTCCCAAAAACGTGCAGCGTTTAAAGTAAACGTTACGACCTGTTTGCTGTGGTTCATTTCCTGCGTCAATCAACACTACATAATCCAGCCCAGATACATTGTTTCTGAAACTTATATCTTCGCAAGAAAAGAACAACGGACTATTGACTACTAACAAACCACCAACATTCCCTTGATATATTAATCCTGTCCCGCCTGCTAAATCTCCGCCTGCCCCGACTAATCTAATATTCCGTACGATTGAATCCGCCCCTAATGGGTTAATAATGAGAGTAGAGGTTATGATGTAGTTCCCAGACGGAAATAGTAACTCACCCTCTCCGTTAAGATTGACATAATCAATAGCAGCTTGAATAGCAACGGTATCGTCCGTCACACCATCACCGACAGCACCAAAATCCTTAACGCTTACTGACTCTTGCAATTTTTGGTGAACGGTGCGACCAACAGAACCAGTTAAATTTCCCAAACTGTTTGATTGTCTAAACCCAACTAAAGCATCTCCTAATGCGGGATTTGCTGTATTTGCGAGATCAGCATAAATAGATGTAAAGTCGTTAATGCTTGGAATATTGTCGTATGAGCCGAGTTGAACAAAAAGTGAAGTTTGAACAATAAACTTGTAAGCTATTCCTGACGTTAGCCATACCTCGCCAGTTGCAATGCGCCCTGCTGCATCAAGCACAATAGGATTTGAATGAGCTATTAAACCTGTGCTTGATGTATACGTTGCGGCAGGCGTATTAGTGCCTGCAAGATAGGTATAAATCAATCCACCTGAAAGTGGCACACCGTTGTTATCAAAGAATTGTGCAGCTGCGCCTGCCAAACTGGATAATGTGACTGCCATATTAGACTCCTAAATTACCAGCAAGCAGGAAAGTATTAGCAACAGGACAAATTGCACTTACAACCGCATATTGACCCATCGTACTGAACAAGCTCGAATAAGATACAAGCGTCTGACCGCCAGCTGCGACTGTGACCTTACCCGCACCACCTTGGATAATTGTGCAACTAAACCCTTTACCTAAACTTGCCGCACAAGTGATTGTCGTAGCAGAACCGCTTGTACAGTAAATGACTTTACCGTTATCACCTGCGGAAAGTGTGCGAGCCGTTGTTGCTTCGGTAATTATGCCAGCAGAGCTTAGAATAAAAGCGTCTGAAGTAATGCTTGTTACTGCGGGACTTGTCCCCAAAGATACGGCTCGCAAACTCATAGTCCCTCTCCTGCTGTGATTTCAAACGCAGCAGCCGCATCAGCTTCAAACCATGCGTTGCCAGGTAATCCGCCAAAGATTTCGACAGAATACGGCAGCATACCAATTGTGTTTGCAGATGGATTACCCGCTGTTGGTGCAGTCACAGTAATGCTTTGTGTTGCATTGTTAGGCTGTGGTGGCAACCATGAAAAGTATTGTGTCGTACCCAGCATATTTTTAACTCTATAACTGGTGGGTTGATTGCCGTTACTTGATTGTACTTGCACCGATGACGTACCGACTAAGTAAGTTGGCCCGAATGGTGAAAATGGACTGTTGTAAGCCATGATGATCCTTTTTTAAGAAAAAAAGCCACCCAATTTACTGAGTGGCTTTCTTAACGCTTTGACTAATTAATTAAACGTCAAGTCGTAGCCATAAACAAACACATCACAAGTTGCCGCAGCACCTTGAGCAGTCGCTACGTTAAAGTAGAGATTTTGCCCTGCTTGAGCTGCTGTACTTGCTACTGAACGTTGCGATACAACAGATGCCGCCGAAAGAGCCGACAACGCTGCGTTTGCAACAATACCCGTACCACCCGCAGCTGGGGCTGTAAACAGTCCCGCAGCAGCAGTTGTTAGGCTTGTGCTTGCGTTGGTAAAGATAACGTTAGAAACGCTGTAGCTGCTTGTGTTGATGATAGGCAACACGGTATCGCCCAAAACGTTACAGTTAACGCCTTGAAACGATGCAAGCAAACGCAACGCTTGGTTAGTACCCGCAACCTGTGGATGCGAGCTAATGGTGACTGCTGGGCCTGGATTCGACATGATAATTTCCTTTGATTTTAATTAACGGGGGGCTTTTACCCCCCACTAAATTAGGCTGCGACTCGGCAGGCCAGTTCGGGATACAGGGGCGCCCAGCCGTACAGTACATCTAAACGAGTCGGGATCGAATCGTTGTTGATGGTGTACTGACGGACAACACGGATCGAAAGTCCTAGCTCTTTATCAGAGGCACGACCTGCGAAATGCACACCGTCTGGCAGCTCTAAATCAGCACAAGCCAAAGTGAAAGCATTTTTGTGCATCACAATGTTTTGCGGCGAAACAGTACCAGTTTTGTTAAAGAAAGTCACAGCAGCGGTAGCCGACGTGGTCGGGATCGAAACGTTTTGGAATTGACCTGCGGTAATGACAGCAGGCGAAACCACTACGTTAAACGTTGCGCCAGTACCTGATGCAGCGGTAGTCACAACAAAGCTGCGTAGCTTGTTTGTGCCGTATGCAGCACGGTTCTGTGGGTTGACAGCAAACACACCAGCGATCTGGATGGTATCGCCAACGTTTAAGCTGACAGCACCAGTTGAAGTTAGGCTGATGGTTGATGTTGATGCCCAACCGCTAGTTAGAAAGCCTGTAGCAGTCGTTGTAGCAACAACAGCAGTACCAGCCGATGTGCCATAAGTTTGATTGACAACGTTCTGATCCATGTACCAGTTCATGCCGCCTGAGTCACGACCCATCATGCCTTTCTTGTACTGATCGGCAATCACGTTCGATGGAACAAACAAGCCCTTGAGCGAGTCAACAATTGAGGCTGAAGTGAATGGCTCAATAATGCAAGAACGCTTACCGTCACGAGGTGCGCCTTCGCTGTCCAGAAAGGCTTGGGCAGTCAGAAAGGTAAGCAATGCGCTTGGGGTTGTTCCGGCAGTACCGACGGTATTGGCGGTATTGTTTTTAGCCATCGTCAGACCATCAGCGTCTACTTTGTTGGCAATCGCTGCAATAGCAGGTTTAAGCACACGATCCGAAAAAGAATCTAAGCTCAATGCTAAGTCTTGGGTGGTGAACTGTGTGTCAACGTGAAACTGAGTTGACAGGGTAACAGGCACAGAGGTTTCGTTAAAATCTTCAACGTTTAGAGCTGGGCCAGTAGTACCGATAAAACGACCTGGTCTACGGACGTTTACGGTGTTACCGATTTTTGCGCCGACAACAGCAAATTGCTCGTCATACTTGCGCTCGACTTGACCTGTAAAAGTCAATTCGTTTTCGAGAACCATCAAGGCCTCGTTGGTAATCTTGCTAATGGTAAGTAGTTGGTTTGCCATGATAAATCCTATCAAAAATTAGATTTTCCATCACCTAATTTTCCCCGCTTTTCTGGCTTCACGCCATTGGCTATACGTTCCGTGAAACTCACCATCGCTGCCGATTGTGGTATCCATCGAACCGCCCGTAGCCCGCAAAGGGTTAATCGGTGCTGGTGCTTTAGACCGCACAACAGGTTTAGTTTCGGTCTTTTCAAACCTAGCTTCCAGTTTCCCTATCTCTCTCAATGCGCTAATCACCGTCATCTTTGACAGCTTTTCAGCGTAATCTGGATTCTCAGCTAAGTGGTACAGGATTCTTGGGCCTGCATCACTTTCTAAAAGAGCATCACGCACTTGGTCTGAAACCATTACGTCAGATGACTCAATCATGTCCTGATAATCCGGTAGCTCTTTCTTAGTAGTTTCTAGCCGATCATTCCAAACCTCAATTAGTTTGTCATGCTCTGCTTGATACTTCTTTTCAAGCTCTACTCGATCACGATTCTTTAACGCTTGTTCAGCAGAGTATTCAGCCAACGCTCTTGCATATTCAAAAGCATCGTTGAATTGCTCAGGTTTTGGTTCTTCGTCTAACGCATCAACCCTTTGTTGTGGCTGAGTCCGTCTTTCTAGTTCCGCTACCTTTGCTTCTAGAGACTCCCTCGCTTCACGTTCACGCTTCGCTTCTTCACGAGCCGCCTCACGTTGCTTAGTAATCTCAGAAAACCGCTTTTCAAGTTTAGGATTCTGTTTACCTGTTCTAGCTTCGTCCTCGGACTTGGGTTCACTCTGTTCCGGTGCTTGATCTGGCTCTGAATCATCAGCCTCAGTATCTGCACGGTCAGCTAAACCTAATTTCTGTGCCGCAAACTCTGCAATATTTTCACTTGTTACTACTGTCTCTGCTTGACGTTCTGACATGGATTTATCCAAGAATTAACCCAGTTGTGTCTAACTGGTAAGATTTGCTAATAATAATCCAAATATATTAAATGTCAACGTTGTATGAATGGGCTAGTTTCTGTGTGAATCTCGCCCTCAGAAAATGCGTACATTCTCTGTGTTTCAGCGTCACGTTTAGCAATCTCTGCCTG